AACTCTTCAAGATTATTTGTACTAATCTTGCGGTTATTTTCAAAGTTTTTTGTTAAATAAAACTGTGCTTTCTCTGGTGTAATAAATTCAAGAGAATATTCTAAGCCCTCATAAATAGTTGAGAGGGCATCTGTAACTTGATTGGTCATGCTTCTTCGTTACCATGACTAAGAAGAGCATCTTTAAGCTGTCTGTTAAATTCAGCGTTTTGCTCTGGGGTTGCCATCTTTGGCTTTTTTTGTGAATCTTCGTAGTCACGAATCATCTCGTAATCTTTTTCAATCTGTTTAATTCTTGCAAAAATAATATTGCCAAGTTTTTTTAGCATTGTGTCATGTTCAATACCTAGAGTATTAATAGACAGTTCAAAAGAATTTAAAAATTGATGACCTCTAATTGTATATTCATCAACGCTACGATTTGATTTAAAAAATAAATGAACTTTATCGTTCAAAATATCATTGTCAAAATAAAATTCGTCATTATCGTCAAGATGATGACCTGTTTTGTTTTGAATAGAAAGTTTCATAAAACTCCATAAATGTTATTGCCTTTATAGTTTATCATTAAAGTGTCATCACTTTGTATATGTTCTCGAACCGTAACAATGTTACTTTTTGTTATTTTTCTTTTTAGTTAGCTTTTTAATAATATTTTTTACTAAAGGTTTGACAATATTAAGCAGTAATGGAGTAGAGGCAGCAACAGTAGCAATAACAGCAGTGCTAACAAGCTGTGGAGGATTCGGTATGTACTGCTCGATGAATTTAGTACTTTCATACAAGGTTATACATTCAGTACCATCTTCGCTTCTTTCATGCCCAATAACACGCTCCAGTTTAAATTCGTTACGATAATCTCCTACTCTTTGATCTTTTTTGCCAGGACAGGCAACAAAAAGTGGATCATCTTTTTTCTTTTTTGGTTCGTATCTTGGAGGTTCTACTGTAGGCTGGACAAATTCTTGCTCCTGATTTGTGGGGGTTTCTGATTGTGTATATACAAATTCGTTGGGGTTATACTGCAAAGGTTCAAAGCTAGGAATACTGAAGTTACCGCATTCTGTATATGTGCCATATTCGTCTTTATCACTATCAATAAGACTTGTTAGATTATTTCTATGTACTCTTACACAACCAGGGATATCAACTATAGGTTTGCTTATATTATTTAATGTTTGTATGTCAGTTTTCCATACAGGTATTTCGTGTATTTCAACCTTGTTTATTTGAAAACGAGGTATATCAATCGAAGGCATCTCTTTTCTTTAATACTTCTACTTCTGAGAAGCATTTAGGACAAGATAAGTTAGTCATTACTGAAAACTCAGGATAACCATTCATATTCTCTTCAATATCAATGTCACCACCAATGATTAATTCTGTATCGCACCAGTAACAGTTCATTTAATAATTGGCATTGATGGACCTGTCATTTTAGGTAATCCTTGATCCAATAATTTAGGCATCATACCTTGTACATTACCAAGAATTTCATTCATAACTTTAGATTTAAACTGTTCTGAAGTTACATACTTGTAACCTATTACTCCTGTGGCAGTCATGGAAGCTACCATTAGGAATGAAATGATACTTAAAGTATTTGCGATTTTTTGGAACATTTTTCTATGTGGAAAGAAGCATTTTTAAAAGCCAGTACGCCAATCACTTTGATGACTTTGGCTTTGATTCTTGGACTAGCTCCACTGTACCTGTTGGCAGGGATTCTTGTTCGATCTTCTTCAACAACATCTCCTTCGCCTGTATCCCACCTTCAATCAGTAAAATAGTTTTTGTTTCCTCTTCTAATACCTTTTGTGCTTGATTTCTAGTCTCAACGTGTTTTGCTAGTTCTTCTTTCCATTGAACTAACTGTTTTTCAATAATACCTTTCATAATTAAACAATAGTAAGAGTTTCGCCAGATCCAACAGTGACAGTAACACCACTGTTAATTGTTATAGGACCAGCAGCCATAGCATTTTTGCCGTTAGTAATAGTATAGTTTGTAGTTACAGTTTGGTCATTTTCGTAAAATACTTCATCAGATCCACCACCTGTAGCACCAGCAGATATTCCTGTTAAATTTGATCCATCTCCATATAAAGTGTCAAAATATCCGTTAGCAAATCTATCACTATTAGAACCAATATTGTAAGTACTATCTGATGCTGGAACAAAGTGTCCACTGCCATCTATAAATATTCTATCAGTGCCACTTTCTCTAAATCTAATACCACTTGAACCTCCTACAATATATAAAGCATTTGAATGATGTTGAATTTTTGTATGATTTCCTGACCAATCTCCATTTGTAAATGATATATCACTAGCAGCACCGATAGTTGCAGCACCAGCACCACCACCAAAAGTAATATCTCCACTTGCTGAGTCTGCTGCATCTGATCTTAAAAAACTCGTTGAATCTAAACTATCTAAAGTTGCTGCATTTCCACCATCAGCAGAAGTGATATACCCTGCTCCATTAGTAAGTTGATTATTGTTTGTTACGTTAGTTGCACCAGTAGCTATTCCATCTAACTTGTTTTTTAAGGTTGTCGTAAAGTTTTCATCAGTTTGACTTGCAACTACAAAATCAAGAGTTCCATCTGAATCTTGATAAGTTACTGTAATACCTGTTTCAGTATTACTTTGAACCATATTGCCAACAAAATCTTCTACTTGTTCTTGAGTAAGAGTTGCAGTTATGTAGCCAGCACCATTAGTAATTGCATTATTGTTTAAAGAAATATTTGCCGTTCCATCAAAACTAACTCCTGCAATGGTTCTGGCAGTTTCTAAAGCTGTAGCCGTAGCTGCGTTACCAGTAGTGTCTTGATTGAGAGTCGCTACTCTAGCTGCTGCAAGCGTTCCAGAAGAAATATTAGAAGCGTTTGTGGTATCTGTGGTGGCTGAAGCTGCAAGGCCAAGCATAGTTCTTACAGCACTTGGAGCTATTTCTTCTATAATTCCTGCACCACTGCTATCTCTGCCTAAAAGTCTGTCTGTTGCTGATACATTTTGAATTTTGGCATAAGTAACAGCATCATTATCAATGGTAAACGTACCACCATTACTACTAACTGTTATATCTCCTTTATCTCCATCAGAAATGCCTATAGGAACTACTGAGCCACCATCATTTTTTGTAAAAAGTAAAGCAGTATCCGTTCTTAATGCTACTTCTCCAACAGCTAAGTCACTGGCAGTTGGATCGCTACCAGAACCTCTTTTTAATTTAATTGTGTTTGCCATGAGCTTTTACCTCCTAGCTCTAGTATGATCCACCGTCTATGTTAAAACTAGACGCACTTTCATCTTCTAAAAATGTAACCAGGTCAGATAAAGCAACTTGTTTCATCGTTCCAGCGTCATTACAAATAAATCTGTCTGCTGCTGCTAATGTAGTCGCACTAGCCGATGTTCCTCCATCAATTAAGTTTATTTCAGAAGTTGTAGCTGTAACCCCATCCATGATATTTAACTCTGAAGTAGTTGCAGTTACGCCATCCATAATATTTAGTTCAGAAGTTGTGGCAGTAACTCCATCTAAAATATTAATTTCAGATGCGGTTGCAGTTACCCCATCCAAGATATTTAATTCGCTAGTTGTAGATGTAACACCATCAAGAATATTCAATTCAGCAGTAGAAACTGTTGCACCATCTAAAATTTGAATTTCTGCTTCGGTTAATGCAGCCAAAGCAGCAGATCCACCTGATTGACAACCAGATAAGTTATCTAAATCAGCATCATAGGCTTGTACTTGACTTCCAATCGCTACTCCGAGACTTGCTCTAGCTGTAGCTCCAGATTCAAGAACAAAATTAGATCCGTTACCAACGATAAAGTTGCTATCTGTAGGAGTTAAACCAGCTATGTCACTAAGCTGTGCGTCAAATGCCTGTACATCTGATCCAATAGCTACACCTAAAGCTGTCCTAGCTGCACTTGCACTTGTAGCACCCGTTCCACCATCGCCAATCGCAAGTGTTCCTGTTATAGAACTAGCAGCAAGATCAACAGCAATTTCAGTAGATTCAATAACGAGTCCACCATTAGCCTTAAGATCAACAGAAAGAGTATTGCCAGATTTATCTAATCCATCTCCTGCTATTACTTGACCAGCACCAGAAAATTGAACAAA